CTGTATCTATCTTCACACCCCACTAGCAACAATAACAAGAATAAATATTTCATACCATTACATCCACAGAAGTTGGCCTAGCCCACTGGTTTTTTATTTGCTGCACTTTGTGTGCTTGTTCTTTCTGATGATTCAGTCTCTGTAGCTCTTGCAGATTCTTCTGATGGATAACTTGCTGAGCTTCTCTCAACATGTTGGCGTTGGCTTGATAAGTGTTTATTCTCATAACCCAATCTTTCCCAATAGAAGTGCCACGATTTTGTTTGATAAGTCATCTGGTAGGAACCTTAGAAAGCCAAGAAACCACCATGCTACACAGCCATATATAAACACCTTCAGAAACATATCAAATTGTTTCTGATACTCGTTCATCTGCCACACCTATTAGTTGTTTGACAGAAGTCCATAAGCTCATAAACACCAATGAACACTAACAATATGACAAAGGCAACACCACCAATAGCTAAAGCAATTTCTAGTTGCTCTTGTTCTTTTTCTTTTAGTCTCTTTTCTTCAGCTTTAAGTGATGCCATTTCCTTAGCATCATCTCTATCCATCTCAGCTTGTCTAGCTTTAATCTTGTTCCAAACATCGATCTTACCTGTCTGCATGAACAACATCTTTAGTTCTTCTTCAAAGGCTCTAGCCTGTTCCAATGCCATTTCAATTTGAAGAGCAGTTCCCATGTTGGAACCTTTTTTATCTCTCTTCGCCTGTAGCATTGCTTTAGTAGCAGTGCTCTTAGCATCAAACATCTTCCCAATCATGGGAGCTAATGAGCCTAGATCATTGGCTACCTTAGCAGCCTTCTTGACCATGCTGATGGCACTCTGTATGCCAGCTAGTGCGGTGACGGGATCAATCATCGCTCAACCCTTTTCCATTCAATGCATACAACTTTTCTGTTGTACACATCTCCAGTCCATGTCCAACGGACACACCTATATTTCTCCTCCTTGGAAGCAACAGGGAAAGACAATACCAATAATAAAAACAGTAGAGCCTTAGCCACTACTGGTGTAGTTTGTTTTCTATAGCAATCCAGATGGCTCCGCAGAAAGCACCAATAACTAGTATTGGCTTCACTGCTCTAGCCATCCATTCAAGCACTGTAAAAGCACCAGAGGCAGCATTGAAGGCTTGGACAACAGCCTCAGTGCTCTTGTCTAGCTTGTCAACCTTCTGCTCCACCGCTAACAGACGCTCATAGATTTGGGCGTGTGTTACTTCAGACATTATGCTGATGCGGCTTGCAAAGGTGCTAGGTCTTCTGTTGTCCAGAAGTCTTTAGCCAACATGATGACCAAGTGCTCTTTGTTACGAGCAACAGTATCAGCCCAGTCAGCATCTTCCATGCCTTCTGGTTGTCCTGCGTTAATCAGGTTTACGCTGTCCATTGCGGCACTGTAGTGCTTGGCAATTTGTTCTGCGGTGATTTCAATGTTTTCCATGATGTTTTCCTTTAAAGGTTAGCGGCATCCAAACGTGCCTTGAGGGATTCAATGATTGCTTGTTGTTCTTGAATGGCTTTGACAAGTGGCGCAATGAATTGGTCATAGCGCAAACCCAAACGCTGATTTGGTTCTTCAACGTAGCCGCCAAAGTCTTGATCGCCTAAGGATTCTTTTACTTCTTGGGCAATAAAACCATAGTGGGTGCGTACGCCAGCACGAGGTGTTACAACTGGGTTTTTATCTTCATCATAAGTAACGACATTTTCGCCAACATTCCATTTGTAAGAAACGGGGCGCAATGATTTAACAAATGACAAACCAAGGTTGCTGTCTTGAATGGTGTTTTTCTCACGCCCATCAGAAGTTTGAATCGTGCCATTAACAGCATAAATAGCCGACCAACGATAGGAAACATCTCCCACAGAACCTACATTGTCAACTGCTGGTATTACTCTTGCAGTACTGCTTGTGCCGCCTATAACAAGGTTTCTACCTAAGTTGGCAGTGGCAGTTCCAATATAAAATTCACCAGAGCCATTAAAAATACCCCGTGGATTCCCATCCCCATCAGACAGCACGATGAAGTTGCTTGCTGTGCGAATGTCTAGGCCACCTTGGTTGCCGTGAAAGCCACCAATGATGGTGTTCTTTGTGCCTGTTGTTACAAAGTAACCCGCTCCAACGCTACTACCAGTACCGGCTCCAATAAAAGTATTTCCACCGCCTGTTGTTGAGTAACCAGCAGTTTGACCAATAAACGTATTAGATGCACCAGTTGTATTGCTATACCCCGCTTGATAACCTACAGCAGTGTTGTTAGATGCTGTGGTGTTGAAAGCAAGCGCTTGATGTCCAAATGCGGCGTTAAAGCCGCCTGTTGTGTTACTAGATAACGCACCAGAACCAAAAGAATTATTGCTTGCGCCAGTAGTGTTTGCGGTTAAGGACAGATAACCGAGTGCATTATTAAAAGTAGCGGTGGTGTTTGCATACAGCGCCTGATAACCTACAGCAGTATTGTTAGACGCTGTGGTGTTGGCTTGGAGTGCATATGCGCCAACGGCAACATTTGATGCTCCTGTTGTGTTGAAAACCAGCGCATCTCTACCAAAAGCCGAGTTGTTAGATGCTGTTGTATTGCTATAAAGAGCATCTACGCCTACAGCCGTGTTGCTAACACCCGTTGTATTTGTAAGTAACGCCTCAAGACCAACGCCCGTGTTAAAACTTCCTGTGTTGAATTTCAAAGCAGTTTTTCCAACAGCAGTTACGCCAGTAGCAACTGTGCTTGTGTAAGCCGCCTCATAACCTACAGCAGTGTTGTTAGATGCTGTGGTGTTGGCGTTTAAAGCTTGCGTACCAACAGCGGTATTTGATGCGCCAGTTGTAGTAAATGCTAAAGCTCTGTCGCCAAAAGCTGCATTGTTTGTTCCAGTAGTATTTGAGTATCCAGCAAGATAACCAGCAACAGTTAAAGTACCAGTTGTGTTTGAGTATGCGGCTTGATAACCTACGGCAGTATTTTGAGATGCTGTGGTGTTGGAAGATAGCGCCTCAGAGCCAACCGCTACGTTGTTTGCACCAGAGGTGTTTGATCCTAAAGTTGCATAACCATATCCAGAGTTTGCACTTGCAGTAGATGCTTGCAAAGAATATGTGCCAAACGCAGTGTTAGATACACCTGATGAGTTAGCATTTAAAGTGTTATGACCAACAGCAGTATTATTATTGGCGTTGTTTGTAGCTAAAGACAAATTGCCAATAGCCACATTTCTAGCTCCACTAGAGTTAGCCGCCAAAGCACTAGCACCCACCGCAGTATTGGTAGACACAGCACCAGCACCACGACCAACAGTGACTCCATAGACGGTCAAGTCAGTACCAGCATACAAAAGGTTGGCAGAGTCTTGGAGGAGGCCAGATGTGCCAGCGTAAGTAACACGACCAGATGTCAGCGAGCTTAAAGTTAAACTAGCACCGCCAACAGTGCCTGTAAGCGTAGGGCTTGCCGACATAACAACATTGCCAGTGCCAGTGATGGCATTGCTCACCAAGCCTTTAGAGCCATCGGTAAACACAGCCCTGCTTGCTGTCAAGCTGGATAGGATAGGCTGTGCTGTCAGCGTAGCCACACCAGTGACAGCCAATGTGCCACCTATGCTAGCATTACCTGCTAAGAACAAGTCTTTAAATTTTAAAGCGCTGCTACCAATGTCTACAGTGTTGTTGGTCTTTGGAGCCAACAAAATTGAAGAGATGGTGACATCTTGCGTTGGACCAAGCGCAGTGATGGGAGCACCTTCACCAGAAGTACCATCGTGGTTGTGTCCTGTTGATGCATTGAAAGCATCTTGAACACCATCAAACTCAGCATCTAAGTCGGCAGCATTAATAACATTACCATCAGCAATGTTATTGGTTGTGTCTTTACGAACATAGCCCGTCATAGTTATTCCTTATCTTCTATCATGTGTGGCATACTCTAGCGTTGCAGCGTCCAGAGAAAACGGAGGGTCTTGGCTATCAGAAACAAACTGCAAAGATACAGAGAATCCAGAACCAACAACCTGTGTTTGAAATTGTTTCTTCAACTTATCACCATAAACAGTGGTTCCATACTTAGCACCACTGCTACCATAAAAACCTACACTACCTGCGCTATTTGACAGCGTTATTGTTGAAGGCTGAATGGACCCCTGATCGTCAAAATCTAGCTTTAAATTCACTGATGTTGTAACAGATCCTTGGGGATCTGTATAGAGGTAAAGCTTATAAAAAGTCTTTCTTATTCTAAAATCATTGATAGGCACATAGGGAGTGGCGAAAGAGGCAATGATGTTTGTACCATTAAAGCTATTTCCCTGTTCCATCTCATAAACAAATCCATCATTATTAGCAAACACAATGGTTTCTGTTTGGTTCTGATAATCACCATCAGCTACATAGCATTTAAAACCCACTAGTTCTGCCCAAGCAATACCGCCAGTGGCTTCTCCAGTGATTTGTGTGCCTAATATACCTTTAGCATTTGAGGCAGTGATATTATCATTATACCCAAATATTCTATATTGCGACTTCTGTTTAATAACACAGCTAGCAAAAACAGAATGAGCACTAATCAAGGAAGTTGTCTCAGGCTGAATAGGTTTAGAAACCACCCCTAAGCTGAAGTCGCCAATACGGTCTGTAGCACCTAGCAGTCTAAGCCCTTCTGGACCTAAGAACATTACATCACCACCAACTTCTTGGATGGTGTCAGGAGCAACACAGCCTACATTCTTAGTGACTGGCTGTAAATTAAAGTCTTGAATAGTGGTTCCAGCAAGCTGACTAATAGTCTTGTCTGTAAAGATAATTAATGTTTCTCTAAAGACAATGATGCCAGTGATTAAGCCACCAACACTAATGATGCCAGAGCCAGCAGCAGCAGTGAAATCATCGTCAGTGTATGGGGCAGTGAAGATAATCTTCTCATCCTTAACAAAGAACAATTGATTCTTATGGCTAATAACAAACTGAGCACCTAAGATGTCTGTTGTCTTATCTGACAACACTTTAAATGTTGTGCCATCATAAATGAATGGATAGTTTGTACCATCTACACCCACTATTCTTTCAGTGTTACTAAGTCTATATTTACTATATCTAGTTTTATAGCTGCTTGCTCTGTTAGCAGATAGCCAAGTGACAGCAGCATTATCTGCTGGGCTTGATGCCAATGCTGGATTGATGGAGACAGTGGCTGCTGTGGAGGTAACAGTGGGAACAGCCAACACTGTATACACTTTCTCAATACCAGCAATACTAAAGGTATCACCAATTTGTGGAGCCTTAATCAATCCATCAATAGCAACAGTGGAGCCTGTCTGACCAGCGCCATTAACAAGCACAGTGCCATAATGAGGCACACTAATTTTAGTGAAGCCTGTACCAGTGGTGCTATAAATATCAGCATTCCTAGAAGCAATGACAGTGCTGTTCCAAGCCGCTATCCCTTTCACTGTGCCTGTATGCGAAGTGAATGTGATAGCAGCTTTGTCTGCTGGACTAGAAGCTAAAGATGTTGTAAGTGTTACAGTGGCAACCTTGTAAGTGGAGTTGTAGGATACACCAGCAGCAGCAATGGTGTATGTGCCTGTAACACCAGCAACGGTGAATGTGGAGCCATCAACAGGAGCAGTTAAGATGTTGGAGATGACCAGTGTAGTACCAGTCTGTCCACTGCCCTGCACCTTAGGATTACCATAAGCAGGAACAAAGGCACTATCGTATTTGTTATAGCCTTCAATACGCATGTAGCCACCATCCACAGAAGGCTCAAAATTCTTTAAGAGCCTTGCGCTTCCGGGAGCTTGAGTGCCTTGCTGCAGTGGAGATAGATTTGAAATCAATCCACCACGGAACTCAAAGGGATACGTCAGCCATCCATCAGCCATTATTTAACCCTGTCGCCAACCCAACCAAAGGCAGTGGATTGTGTGATTGCAGTGGACTGCATATATACATATCTATTGATGAGAAGAATACGCATCTTCTTAATGCCCTCATCAAACTTACTCTTAGCAATGTTTGCTGCCTGTTCATTACTTCTAAACATATAAGCATGGTACATAGCACCATCTAGAATAACTTGTTTAAATCGTTCAGGAACAGAAGGAACATCGGTAGCACTAGAAAGATCTACAGGAATTCTGTAGTATTCATAAGCAATTTCATATGCTTGATCTGGGGCAGGGACAACACCCCACTCTAAGCTTGGTGCATGAAACACATAAGAAGGAACTTCCCGCTTAGAAGAGTCTGTAGAATATTCTTGATCTACAAAACGCTGCAGGTAGTCATCATAGGTAATAACACCTAGTCTAACTGTGTCGTTAGCAAATGTAGCATCTTCTTTAATTCTAAAAGAATCAAAGTCGATAGTGCTGGCATCAGTAGGGAAAGCATATCTAGTTGTCCCTGCTGTTAATGTCTCTTCAGCTAACACATGATTGAAAGGCCACTCATAGTGAGTGTGGTTGATGTCACGAATAGACGCATTAACAGCATCTTTAATATGTGCATAAAATCCTGTAGCAGTGGGAAAGTTTGCAGAAGTAAGTTCTACTTCATTCAACCTTCTATTCACTTCATTGGTTAGCCCAATATAGTCATATGCCATATCATTGTTCCTTAACTCGCAAGCGAACTACTCGCTCTGCAACATTACCACTACTATCAGTGATGCGACAATAAACTTTATACTCAGTGTTATTAGTACCTAGTCCTAAGTTTATTGTAGTGACTCCACCAGAAATAGTCTGTGCTACGTTTTGAATACCATTCACAGTGTTACCTGCTGTAATAGCTGTCTTTGTTCCAGTGCTATCATCTACAGACCAGACACAGGTACTAATTGTTGCACCATTTAAAAACCTAGACCAGTCTACACTGTAGTCTAAAGTTTCATCTGGATCTTTATTGGGCCATCGAAAAGACATTATTAAACTCCTACTCCACTAAAGCACTTCTATCAGCACTAGTAGATCTTCTATATGTATATGCTTGTCTAGGCTCAGTAGCCACATGTGATGTTCTATCATACCTTGTATCTTGTCTATCTACATAAACTCTACGAGATTCTGCCATCACTAACATTGTTCTTTCTTTTGCTGTGCTCTGTCTTTCAACATACACAACTCTTCTTCTATCGTATAAGGCAGCTACAGCAGCATAATCAAATACAGTAACTGTAATAGCAACTGTGCCTACATATCCAACAACTTCTAAGCCATCGAATGTAGGTCTAGCATTATTCGCAGCTACTACATCGCCTAGTGCTGTTGTACCAGCTACACCAGCTATTGCTGTGGATGCATTAGCAGCCACAACAACATCATTAACTATCCCTGTACCAGCTACACCAGTGAGATCTAATGTGGCTCTAGCCACAATGACAACACTACCTAATGATGTTGTAGCTTCCAATCCATCAACAGGAATCCTATTGATTGACCTAACCTCTACAGTGCCTATTGCTGTTGTAGCCTCTACGCCTGACAGCAATGTGACTGCCTTAGCTACTACATCAACACTGCCTACACTACCAGCAGCAGATACGCCTACTGCTTCTGTTATTGCCTTAGCAACAACTACAACACTACCAACATTACCTGTAGCTGTTAAGCTAGTGGGTGTGAATACACAATCTAAGCTAAATGATACAGCATCATTTACAAAGCCAGTTGCTGATACACCAACAACACTAGTGACTGCTACACCAACAACACCTACACTACCTGTAGCTCCTGCAGCTACTAGGCTAACAACTACATGATTAGCATCACCGCTAATAACAACACCACTATCTGATGTTGCTATCCCCTGCACCCCATCTGGTACATATGCAACATTGCTTATGCCATAACGAGAAACCCCGTAGACACCAATGCCGTATATAGCACCCGACCGGGTTGTCGTAGCCATTACTACGACCCCTTATGCAATACGGACAATAGCGTTGCTTGCGTCTGCTGTTGGGAATTGAATTACAAAGTCACCGTTAGTTGATGTCTTATCACCACCAAAAGAGATGACAGCTACAGCATTAGTTGTACCTGATCCACCATCGGTGGTTGTGTTATAAATCAAAGCACCTGCAGCGGTGATGGTTGCACTAGCCCAAGTAGCGTCAGCAAAGTCAATGAATGCTGTAGTGCCGCTGCTAGTTGGATCAATGTTTGTAAGAGCAATACCACCAGCAGTGTAGCCAGTACCTACAACTTCGTTAGAGGTTGTGTAATCTGTGGTTGAAGCACCGAGGGTTGCTGAAGATGTGTACAAGGCAATCTTAAAAGTATGACCGCTTGTAGCATTAAAGTCATGTTTACGCTCAAGCAATTCTTTTTTAAAGCTTGTGCAAAGGGCAGAAGTAATAGCCATTAGAGAATCCTCTTAGTTTTAAAAACGCTCTCTAATAGAGCATACAAGAATGGGAGAGGCGGTTAAGCCCCTCCCACATCACCTAGCTATTAAGCCAGTTGCTCACGGTCAACGGAAGCTCGTGCAGGACGACCATTAACATTCATCAACACAGCCCATACACGCACTTCACCAGAGGTGGGAGCAGTA